GGTAGAGCCAAGCAGAGATACCGCCCCAGTGCCGGATGTAAAAGTCTTGCTTCCTGAGATAACGGTGTTCCCATTCCAAGTATTCAACCCAGTGGATGTATCGAAGGTGCCTGTTGCCAAATGCCAATCAAAGATACCATCCCCGGCAACAGCGCCAAAGTCCAAGCCCGCGCCCATGTTAGCAGCCGCGCCAATGGTGCCGCTCGTGACTGTGGCCCCCGTGGTGACAGTGCCGACGATATTGGCCGCGCCTCCCACATATAGATCATTATCAATCGTTCCATACGAGGCTTCGACCACGCCAGGGAACTTATCGCCCCCAGGATGACCCGCATTATAGGTTGGCACTGGGTTGGTTGCTCCTGCGAATCCTACAAAAAGGATAAGCAGAATAGCTAAGGTTACTATCTGTTTCATACTTTCACCTTAGCTGGTGGCCAACCCATAGATCACACCGTGGAATTGCGCATCGGAGTAATCGAGCCCAAGTTGGGCAATCAACTGATAGGAGTCAGCCGCACCTACCTTACCCTTCTCTTCCACAATGATAGCGCCCTTTCCAGGAACTTCGCCGCCTCTGAGTTGACACTTGTCCATATCGGCAATGAGCAACACGCTATCTGCGATATAGGGAGCGAAGACCACATCGGCCTCAAAGAACTGGGTCATTAACCTATTGACCCGGACACCGCCCAGGCCCGCACCAGCGCCGCCAATGGGAGACCATCCATAGAGGTCCGAGAGCTTTTGCATCTGGTAGGAACCGCAGAAGATCACCGGGGTTGTCATAGGTGCTCCATAATCCGCCAGCTTCTTGGACAGGTCGTCTACTTTCTGCTTGCTGAGTTTGGCATCGGAGTAGACTGCTCCCGCGTTTACCTTGCAGTTTCCAGCCGTTGCCGCGGCCACAATGCCCCTTGTCTTGGAATTGGCATTATATGCAGACTTGGTTGTATATGCGCCTTGCAGACAGGAATACTCCATGTCTACCGCCAACTGCATGAGGGTCATCCTGGTCTGGAAGTCCAGCTCGTTCTCCATTACTTCCTGTGGGGTGCTGTAGGTCACACCGGCAATCTTGAGCCGTTCGGTTGCCTTGGCATAGCTGACCTCGATGGGATAGTACATGATCTGGAGGGTGTTGGTGCCCTGGGCCTTAACGTAGGTTCGCTGGGTGGCAGTGCCTGTGACGGCATCGCTTTCAGCCACGGTCCTCTGTGCTCCAGCCTCCAGGCTCACATACTGCTCCATCGGGAATTCGAATCCAGGAGCGGGCTTATAGCCTCTCATCCCACCCATCATTGTGAGGAAGGGGGTCTGATTTGCTCCAATAACAAACAGCGGTCCGAGGTAATTCGACCCAGAATCCGTGTAATCAATACCAGTAGTATTACTCATAGTTCACCTTTTTGGATTAATCTACTCAGTCGAATGGACTCCACTACCAAGGCATCTTTATCTCTTGCAGAGAGCTTGATGCTTGTGTCGCGTAGCTTTCCATTCACTTCTGCTAAACGATCTTTGTTTGAGATCTTGCCCGGTTGGTCGCCGGTTTTGGTTTGGGTGCCGAGGCCCTTTTGAGCTTCTTTGGTTTCAACCTTCACGGAAACCGGGAAGAAGCCTATCAAGTCCTCGATGTCGGAATCAACTTCAGCTTCATCAATTGCCTTTGACCGGGCAACCAAGGAGCTTACTGTCTTGCCTTTCGGCAATTCCATGAGACCGTCTGCAATGGCCTTCTCAATCTTTTCTCGAATAAGATCCTTGAGTTCTCGATCCTTCAGAGACTTGTCTTTCTCTGCGATCTTGTCTTCCAGATCTTTGAGCCGCTTTGCTGCCTTTTCCTCATCGGTCTTCTTCGCGAGTTCTGCCTCTTCAAACTTCTTCGCTTTCTCCTCAAAAGGCTTGTATCTTGCGGTAAGTTCGGCGGCTTGCTTCTTGAGCATCCGAGTTACTTCGGCCTTGCTTAGGGTCTCTTCTTTGGTCTCCTCTTTCGGCGCTGGAGTCTGCGTCATCTCCTTTTCTTGAGCTGGAGTTTGCTCTTCCACTTGCGTGGTAGTATCATTATCTGCCATAATAGATTTCCTTCCAGATTGAAGGCTCTGGATGGCCTGTTATTGTGATGCTTATTATTCAAGAAAAATAATTAATTTCAGATTAGCACTTTCCGCCGCCCTTCTTCTTCTTTTTAGCCATGTGTATCACCTCTTTTCTTCTCGATCCTGACCGCCAAATGATGGGAATTGGCCCTTTTCGCAGAAGCCTCTGACTTGAATTCCCGCGATCCTTGCGAAGTTCTGACTATGGTCTTATTTGCCATCTTCTGGCCGCCTCGTATTGCTTGCTGGATCTGGAAATATCAGAAAGCAGAATCCTTTATCATCCGTTCCCATCCATGCCATGCACTCAGATGCTCTGCAATATACCAACCCATCTTTTCGAGACATAAACGGGCAAATGCCGTCTCTCATCACATCCCGCCCCCTAAGCCACCATTCCTAGTCGGATCTGTCATAATCGCCTTCGCTTCCTTCTCAGAATACCCAAATTCTTTCAACAAATATTGCCCCCCAACCTCACCGGCAAATATAGGCGTATTCGCAAACATGGCAAACCTCTGCGCCTCTTCCAACGGCATCTTGGGGACCGAGTCTTTCCACTCGATGTATAGACCTATGACTGGATTACCTTCCAGGGTTAGACCGATATTAAGTGCCTTTCTAGCTACTCCATCGACCTTTCGCGTCATGCGGCTGCATTTTGCCAATGTATTGATCAGAAGTAACCTTAGCGCCGTTCCAGACAACGCCCTGCCTCCAATTTTCTCCGCCGAAGCAAACAGAACGGGAGAGATCTCAGACATATCGAAGAGACGGGCCAATAAAGACTCTTTACTTACCTGATTATCTGGCAAATGCGCATCCCAAACCAGTGCACCCGGAACAATTGGCGGTGGCGCATGCGGATCAGAAGCCGGAACACCCAGGTAACCGCCCGGTTTGAATGTAGGCTTCTTGGTGATTGGGTCCGGCTCTGCATACTCTTGTGGCCCGAAGAAGGTTGGCTTGGTGAATATGTCCTCTACGTCATTTTCTAAGCTGTATCTGATGATTAGCTTCTTGAGAATCATCTTCAGGCTTGGCTTATAGCTGCTCTTGCCGTAGATATTCTCTCCGGACATGCTATGACAGGTAAGAACTAGAAAGTCTCCGATCGGATTTGGCTCAATCTCCGGGACATCCAGATTAGTCCATTCCAGCCTCTTGCTTATGGTATCCGCGCCGTGCTTGTGGGTCCGATCTTTGATAGTAGCCGCGTTTAGTTCATAGAGACGGTGCTCGATTTGCTTCTTATCATGGATTTCCACTTCCAGATAGCAATGGTCTTTTCCATCCGATCCTGTATCTGAATACTTAAATGCTAGAACATGCTGCTGGATCTCATCGGTTCCCCTTTTCACTATCGGGAACCAATGCTTAGGATGGATATTCAGAATCTTAACCTGCTTGGTCTCCGCTACTTGAATGCACTTCAAGACCCCATCGCCTAAGCAATCCAGGTTACCTATCAGAGCCGAAAGGGTTTCGAGAAAGTCAATTCTTTCTACAAGCTCAGTAACCTTGATTTCATCTGGGTTCTCAGACTCAATTCCGGTTGATACATCTTTCATTACCGGAAGGTCAAAATCCGGAGGGTTTCCTAAGATTAGGTCTTGGGTCTTAGTAGTGATTAGGCTCGGGTAATCCAGGCAGAACTCTAGACCGCTTGATGTCTTGCCCTTCCTGAGATATTCAACCAGATCCGGCCATGCTTCGGCAAATTCCCCATTTCGGAGCCTATCATTCTCCTCATAGAGATCTAGCCTCCGCCGCTCATGTGTTGGCGGGAAGGGTTGGCCGGGTTCAAGCCAGGAGAGGTCTTTCAGCATTTAGATTCCAGCATCGTTATCAGCTACATTGTTGGCGATCAGTTTTACGCAGAGATGACAGGCCCAGCGAGACTTATAGGCGGTCTGGAGAGCAGGAAGTTTGGGGTGATGGAAAGTTATATCGGCGAACATGTGTTGACCTTGGCCATCTTCGCCTGGAAGGATAGGTTTTCCACAGATTGCACATTTTCCGTCAGCCATTATGAACCACTCTGTTCCACATGTAACGGTCACGATCCGGTCCATCGTCGTTAATCTTCATCGGTTCTTCCTTTCCAGATGGTGTTTTAGCCCAGCGATAATTTGAAGTTTCCTTAATTGATCTCTTGCATTGTGCATAATAGCGGAATTTGTGTGTATAGAGAGCAGACGCGAAGCTGGCAATCTCGGCATTGACATTAATCTTTATCGCGTGCCGGATTATCGCTTGTCGTTTCAGATTAGGATAATCCTGCCTAAGCTGGTTAAGTAAGGATAAGCCACCACCACCAGTGTCAATATCCACAAACTCAGGAACGATCTCTTTGCCATCCCATTTGAGCATCTGTTCGCCGAAATCGTTGGATAGTTCCTGGTTGGTCTTCATGGTTTCGAAGTATTCTCTAACCAGAATCCAAGAAGTTAGCTTAGGCGAATAACCGTACAAACCGAGTGCCGTTGGATGGTCCTGTCCATAGTCTCCAGCAACCCGCCATCGAGTAAAATCGTCTGGAAGCTCTGATATTACATAACCATCTTGTGGTCGATCGGTAAAGAACGGATAGATCGCGCCTTCGGCATTTGCCCTCTCCCCCAGAACATTGCGCCGATACCAAACCGATCCAACAGGCCACTGTGATGATATCCTATCTCTCGCCTCATCTGACATGGCCCAATTGTCGGCCATTGTAAGATGCAAATAGAACGCTTTACCGGCAGCCACATACGGATCTAGGATATTAACATAAAATTCATGAGTTGCATTCTCTGGATTGAATGTGAACCATAGCTTAGAGCCTTCAACCGATGTCCTAGACATAACCTGATTCACAAAGGACATGGGCATTAAGAGCACTTCATCCAAAAGGGCTCCTGCCAGGGTCTTGCCTTGGATCAGATCTTGGCTGGACTCGTCTTTGCCGCCATACACCCAATATAGGTTCGTGTGCCCAGTATCTTCTTGGGTGATCTCCAGGTGGTGGCCTTCCGCATTAGATCGTCTTTCCACAACCTGGAAGGATGGTTCAATGGAAAGCATCTTTCGAAGAGGTCTAACCACGTTTCGCAGACAGGTGCCTATTGTTTTTCCGCACAAGGCAAAATCTTCTTGATCGAAAGTGAAATTTGACCAATTGATAAATGAATAGGAAGCGGATGAGGTCTTAACCGACCTAACAGAACCTTCGAAGGCCGCATAAGCCTTATCTTTGTCGGGGCTTGCTGGGGTCCACCAATAAAGGATCTCTTCCTGTTTAGGACTTGGATACGTCCACACAAAAGCCGGTTTATCAACTCTTCGGACTTGCATAGATTTCTTTCGACCTGCTCAGATATCCTTTCATGAAACCAGATTCCTTTGGTGTTTCCGGTGGTTTGCCATCTCCTGGTTCTAGCTTTTCTCTCTTGTCGCAAGCCACGCCATAAGGTATTGCAAGTGCTCTGAGAACATTGGGATCATTTGCGGTAATCAGAAAGGTTTCGATCTTTTCAAAGAACATATCGTTAAGCGCAAGCCTTCTTTCGCGGTTATAGGTCTTGCTAGCATTGCAAGCATTTTTAGTTGGCGTACGTATACCATTCGTACGCGGCTCGATCTCACCTTTCTTAATTAAGCCTTCAATCCACTTCTGGACAGTGGACTTTTTGCCATTCAGATTGTTGGCTATCTCACCATAAGATTTC